CGTTCGCCTAAGTCACTCCAGTGGAGAAATCCACCAGTTACACTTAGGAGTCTAAGTCATTATAACTTGGACGTATAACCGCGATTTCATTAAATCGCGGCTCGAGTCTTTCAACCCAGACTCGAGTCCTATATCTCTCGAGATATAGTGCGGTAAGTTCCTCAGTATAATCCTCAAGGAACGTTAGCGGCAACTTAAGGAAGTTGACGTCATTATGGGTTCCTATTAAGAAATCCATTACTCCTAGCACCTTTGATGCTAGTTCGGGTGCTTCACGAAACACCTCATTTACCACGCGTGGTAAATTAGTCGATAGGAAGGTACGTGTACGTATCTTCTTTTGGACACGTATTTGAAAGTGGCCAATATTACCTATATCCTCTAAGAGGCTATATGGCCTTAGACTTCGGTCTAAGACTTGATCTACCATGCCAAGGGCATGGTATGCCGGGTGTATCATATACACCTGGGTTGGACCATAGCGGTTCCCTAGTCGCTTCAGTTCGGAAGCGAGTCTCTTATCTTCCGAGATAAGGACAAGAATACCGTGAATTCGTTCACGGTTGACCTTCCCTTTTAGGAAAGAGTCTGATTCAAAGAATAAATGCATTCTTGAATGAATAATAGGGTTCTCTGACCTTATTGCCTCAACGATTTCGTTGAGGGAAAAGCCTGACACGTCAGGCTCCTCTTGTGGCCGCTCTCGGCCCCAATATAGCCCCAGATCTAAGTAATCTGGGTGCTTTGAAGGAATCACATAGTATGGTTCTTTATCTTGGTATTTAAAACCAGGATTACACCACTGGTTCAAGAACCGGCGGAGGAAGGGACGATAATCCCCTTCCGGGTCTACCTCGGTATGGCCCCGTGATGGCCCCTCGTGAGGGATCAACCGGAGATCCGGTAGGATCTCTGCGTATCGAAAGAGGTACTCATATGTGTACCTCCTTAGGATCTTAAAAAAGGTCCTACTAGGCGTCTCAAAGAGACCCCTTTTTCTGATCCCGGAACAAGATTCCAGGATATTTGCCTCCAGCTCATTAGCTGGAGTGATTACACTTCCCGCGGGAAGGTATTGCTGCATCTTCTCCAAAGTAGGGAGGAGTACAGTACCTTTTTGGAGGCCACTCAAGGTGTTCTCCGTGTGGACAAACTTTCTTGCCCACAAATTTCCCATTAACTCGTTAATGCGATACATGACCTCATGGTGGTCATGTGCTTTATTCCTGATCGTTTGGATCAGGAATTCCTCCCCTAATAGAGGGAAGGACCCATCTCCTCCTATTTCTAGGGGGATAAAAGGACACAGTGTGTCTGGTTCTTTCTTCAACAATAGATGTTGGAGAAGAGATGCATTAGTATGCATCTTTAGGGGTACGTTTGTATTACATACCCATTTACACTCCTTACCTAGGAGTGAGAATCTGCCATAATTCGTGGCAGAGTATAGATCCGTCTCAGATTTCGTATCTAGTAGTAGACGGATTCTGGGGTAATCAAGGTACCCCAGTTCTTTTCCCAGGCGTATTGTTGCGCCTGGTGCATCCCATGGTCTCTGAAAGACCATGCTTCCCTCTTCACAATAGAAGAGGAAGAAAGGGGAGACGAATGTATCGTCTTCCGAGATGCGTCCATCGATGCACCTTAGTTCTGCTGGGATCTTTAGATCCACAGGGTTAGTCTTATTAGCATAGACTACTATATCATCCCCTACATTGGAGGATGTTCCCTCTTCTTTAGAAGAAGAGATGACTGCCCCAAACGAGTTTAGGGTACTCTTCGCCTGCTTCAGATCGGGCGGATCAGACTCTAGAATCTCAAATTCTAGAGTACCTGGCATTCTCTTTTTTAGAGACTGCGCTACAACATATCTTGTTGTAACAGTTAGGACGACCTTAGTAAACATGTCGCCCATAAAGGCTCCCCTACGTGAAATCGTTAGGGAGTAGTAGGTTCCCCTTGGGGTTACCGGATGTCCTTCTTTCGTGAAGAGACTTTTTACCCTCGTAGGGTGAAAAATAAAACGCTTATTTGTGTATAAGTGTTTACCAAGGGCTAGTAAGCCCTTGCAATTAAACCCTGGAACACGTTCCAGGGCTCGGAAGAGGCTATTGAAAACCTCCCGACACCAGTACCAATTTAAATGGTCTGTTGCCTCCTCTAAATCTGTGGAGAAGGCGTGAACACCCCCCGGGGTGAGTCGGCCCCAAGAATCTGATTCTTGGGAGAGATTCTCTAGACAAAAGTTCCAGAGATGCCGGTCTGCTTGGAGACCGGATTTCATTTCTGTAGTGTACAGACATGCCGTGAGCGCTCTCGCGAGGGCGCCCATAATAACCTGATATGCGTAGCTAGCGACTGTAATAAGTCGCGCCTTTCCAGGTTCAACTACGCAATGGGTTCTCACGGACCTTGTTATGGTCCGTGTACTCAGTACTCCATAGTACTGAGGATGATCTCCTAACGCGAAGGAGATTGCCCAGTCCATTACGGACTTGGCATCGTGGACCCTTTGGGGTTCACAAGAGATACTCTCAAGGGTGTCCCAATCGTAACGTCTAGTTACGACGCGTGACCGAGCTAGTCGGCACAGGAAGGCCGTCTGGCCCCCTTCATGTTGGGGGCTTTCAAGACATGCCTTTGGCCCACATGAGATGTGGGTCCCCTCTCCAGTTATTCTGGAGGGTCGTAGGATACTATCAAGTGTCCTAGAGTTTACCGAGATCGGTAAACTAGGTTTCTGAATTGTTTCCAGAAACTTCTTATAGGATCGATCAATCATGGATCGGTCCGCCAGCCCGCATGCTCGGGTCTGGGTAAATAGAATGGTCAAACGACCCTTCTCAGTCAGGTCACCATGACCTAACTTTCTATATTCCTGCTCAAAGAGCTGGATGTATGTTCCACACACCCGAAGGTGTGGACCCGAACCTAGTTGAATTCTAGGGGCGAAGGGCTTAGTGAAAATGAATTTCCTAAGCTGTTTCTTTGTCTTTTTTAGAAAAGACAAGAACTGGCCATAATTATTGGCACAGTTTTCTAGGCTAAATTTAGTTAGCCTATCGATGATATCATAATTGATATCTTTCCCTCCCTCATTGATTAGGAAGGGCAATACCACCCCATTGGTGGTATGAAACCACTGTCTCAAGAGAGACAGTCCATTCTTCTTTCGGAGAAGAATTGTTAACTTCCTGCGGAAGTGCAGGGAGTAGGATTGAGATCTGTATAAAGATTTCATAATCATCGTATATTGATACGATGGACTTAGGTCTCTTAAGTAAAGACCTTTATCGATATACCGCGGTATACCGAGACTCCGCCAAAAGATGGCGGGTATTCTTCGGACAAAAAAGTCCGGAACACTATCTAGTTGTAGATAGTATAAAGCGAGTTTTTCTGTAAAACTCGAAACCTGTTGGACTGAGTCCAATGGGATATCTGGGCCTAGCTTCCCTATAGAGGGTAGAGCGGGCTTCCAGCGAATTGTAG